TTAGCATTTGACTTAACGCCTCGCCCTAAAGCTGGCGTTGGCGTTATGCAGTGGAACCCAGACGAAGGCACGTTAGACCTTGGGTTGCTTGGCGGCAATGTTACCTTGCAAGTAGGGCAGGAAACTGTCCATCGCGTAGTGAACAAGACAGGCGCGACCATTTTTAACGGTCAAGCGGTTTATGGGATAGGTTCGGCGGGGCAAAGGCTTTCTGTCGGCCTTGCATTAGCTGACAGCGACAATACAAGCGCTACCATCCTTGGGGTTGCTACAGAAGATATTCTCAACAATCAAAGCGGGTATATTACGTCTGAAGGATTAGTCCGCAACGTAAACACAAATGATTTCAATGATGGTGACGCGCTTTATGTTTCACCTACTATTGCTGGCAGTCTTACTAACGTAAAGCCTGTTGCACCGCAGCACACCGTGTTCATGGGCTTTGTAATTAAAGGCGGTAGTGTTGGCGCTGGCACTATATTTGTGCATCCGCAAAACGGATATGAATTAGAAGAACTGCACAATGTTTTAATTACATCGCCAACCAACGGTCAGGTTTTAAGTTACGATAGCGCGTTAGCCGTATGGAAGAACACAACAGGTTCAGGCGGTGGCGGCGCAACTTCATTGGCTGACTTGACCGATGTTGCAATTTCAGGTGTATTAAATCAAGACGTTTTACAGTATGACGTAGCAACTGGATTGTGGCGCAATAACCCCGCTATAATTGATGGCGGAACTTTTAATTAAGAGGAAGTAGCATGGCACGGATACAAATTAAGCGCGGGTTAAAGGCTAATTTGCCATCATCTGGTATGCTGGCTGGTGAGCAGCATTTTGCCACTGACCGTAGCAGTGTTCATATTGCGCTTGATGCCACCACGCTACAGCCCGTAGTCCCCCCCATTGATGACCTTGGAAGCATTGGCGCTATTGATGGTGTATCAGACCTTCTAATTATCCACGATGCAAGTGCTACGGGCATCAAAGAAAAGAAGGTAACATTTGCTGACTTTAAGACAGCCCTGAATATCCCTGCTAGCGACACCGACGAAAAAGTTGCTGTCGTAGCTGGTGGCACATCTGGCTACCTATGGGGAACGGACGGCACTGATGGCGTTCTTCGCATGAATACATCAATGGAAATGACCAAGGACGCTAGCAATAACTTTATTACTCTGGCCGTAGGGACTATTGACCTAGGCACATTTTAAGCAATACAAACCCGCTATATAGCATTAAGGGAAAGCCACATGGCATTATTAAAGTTTAAACGCAGCGCGGTTCCCGCTAAGGTTCCCAGCATTGCCGACCTTGATTTAGGCGAACTTGCTATCAATACGTATGATGGCAAGGTTTACACTAAGAAAGATGATGGCACTCAAGCAATCGTTGAAATTGGCGGTGGTGGCGGGACAGGTACAGTCACATCCGTAGCTGCATCTGGCGGCACAACTGGCCTTACGTTCACAGGCTCACCAATAACAACAAGCGGAACTTTAACGCTTGGTGGAACTTTGGCTGTAGCTAATGGAGGCACGGGCGCAACATCGCTCACCTCTGGCTATTTGGTCAAGGGTAATGGGATATCTGCGGTATCGACCCGCGCTGTTATCGACAGTAGCGGCAACGTCGGGATTGGCATTATTCCATCTTCGGCACGACTGGAAGTGGATGGCACAACGGCATCGCCCTTAATCCTGTCAAGAGATGGTGGGACTGATGCGAACACAAGCATCCGTTGGAAACAGGCTACCACTAGCTGGTATACCGGCGTTAATGCGTCGAATACCTTCGCTATGCGTTACAACAATCCGGACCTCACACTAAGTTCGTTTGCTATTACCAGTGCAGGCAACGTCGGGATTAACACGACAACGCCAAACGCCAATCTCGGCGCATACACTGGCATGTCAATCGCAGGGTCTAATGCCGGACTACAGTTGCAGGGTTCTTCATTCAGTAGCGTCCTATTCGGTGACGCTGCGAACGTGGGTATAGGGAGCCTCGTTTACGACCATTCCGTCGATGCCCTTCGCACCTTTGTTAACAACACAGAACGCATGCGTATCGACGCCAGCGGGAACGTCGGGATTGGCACCACTGCGCCAAACGCTAATTTGGAAATTAGCGGTAGCACTGAACAGACTGTGCAAATTACTTCAGCTCTTAATGGTAGCGCGGTAACCCCGCGAGCATCGAAACTTTCTTTTCGTAGCGGAACGGCGAGGGTCGAGACGGCGCGGATTTCGTCTTTTAACCGTTTTACTAACTTCAACGGTGGTAATCTAGAGTTTGCTACCGCAGATACCTCAAACGTCTTACAGACCCGCGCTGTTATCGACAGTAGCGGCAACGTCGGGATTGGCTCAACCTCACCTACAAACATCTCCGGCTACACCTCGCTCAAGATAAACAACGCTACCAACGGCGCGATCCTCGACCTTGCGCAAGGCGATACATACCGTGGGCGTTTAGTCGGAACTGCCGCCGCTTTTGCTATCGAAACCAACACTGGCTTGCCTATTGTCTTTTCTCCCACTGGTGTCGAACGTGGACGTTTTGATACAAGCGGCAACTTCCTTATTGGGACGACGGCGACAATAAACGCCGCTAAGATGTTGGTGCAATTCACCAGTGCAAACAACGGTTTGTACTTAGATGAAACGTCGAACACCTCTGGAACGCAGTATATGCGTTTCAGCCAAAGTGGCACGGTTTCTGGATCAATCACTCGTGTTGGTACGACGGCGGCGGTTGCCTACAACACCTCGTCCGACGTTCGCCTAAAGCATGACATTGTTGATGCGCCAGAGGCATCAAGCCTCATCGACGCAATCCAAGTCCGCAGCTTCAAGTGGAACTCGGATAACAGCGAACAGCGCTACGGTTTCATCGCACAGGAACTCATTACCGTCGCGCCAGAGGCGGTTAGCCAGCCAGCAGACCCAGACCAAATGATGGGCGTTGATTACTCTAAGCTGGTCCCGATGCTCGTCAAAGAACTACAATCACTCCGCGCCCGTGTGGCTGAATTAGAAGGAAACCAAGCATGACAACCACTTGGAAAATATCGCAGCTTGACTGCTACCCAGAGTACGAAGGTAACTCTGACATTGTGTTCACCGTGCATTGGACACTATTCGGAACTGACGAAACATACACAGGTAGTGTATACGGTTCCGTCGGCCTGACGCTCGACGAAGGTGCGACATTCACGCCATACGAAGAGCTTACAGAGACGCAAGTAATTGGCTGGGTGCAGGATGCTCTTGGCGAAGAACAAGTCGCCGCTTATGAAGCAAATGTCGCCAAACAGATTGCAGAACAGATTGCCCCTCCTGTCATAAACCCACCACTTCCTTGGATTAATGCTTAATAAATGAGCGTATCTGACCAACTTCTTGACTTGATGACCATCCGGCAGCTTTTGCTTGAGCGGATTATTGCTGGCGAAAACATTACGTTTAATAAACAACTGGATAGCATCGCGGCAGAAATAACCAAGGCGTTGAAAGGCAAAGAGTTAACCGAATACCAAGGCAAGCGGCTCGACAAGGCGATAGCTGAATTGGCGAGTATTGTAAAAATAGACGCACCTGACCTTGCTGGCATTGCTGCGTCTGAAGCCTCATTTATAAACGGCGCATTTGCTAGCATCGGCATTGAAACGGCTTTGCCAGCCGCAAGCGTTATAAACGAAATAGCGCAGTCATCGCTAACGCAGGGCGCGACCATAGGTAATTGGTTCAGCCAGTTAAACGAAACCACACGCTTTAATATTAACCGCGCAGTAAAGAATGGCGTAAGCCTTGGATTGACAAACGCCCAAATCGCTAAGTCTATTATGGGGACGGGCGACAAAGGTAGTGAACCTATTGCTAAAGCACGGCGCGATGGTATGGCTATTGTCAGGACAGCAACACAAACAGTTGCCAATGACGTTCGTATGGCAAGTTATATGGAAAACGCTGACATTATTAAAGCGGTGCAATGGGTATCAACTTTAGATAGCCGCACTACAGAGATATGTATGGCGCGTTCTGGCAAGACATGGACGTTCCCAGACTTTAAGCCTATTGGTCACAATATCCCTTGGAATGGTGGGCCTCCAGCACATTGGGCTTGCCGTTCGACATCTATTCCCGTGACGCGCTCAATGGCAGAGATAACAGGCAAGGCCAAAGACCAAATAGCGCCACGCACACGCGCAAGTATGGATGGCGCTGTTGCACAAGATATTACGTTTGACCAATTCCTAAAAAGCAAGCCACCCGCCTTTGCTGATGAAATGCTAGGTAAAGGCCGCGCTGAACTATGGCGGTCAGGCAAGATAACTTTAAGCCAGCTGTTAGACCAGCGCGGCAACCCTTTGTCATTAATGCAGTTAGAAAGAAAATACGGGAAACCGTGATGTTATAGTCAAACATTTCTAAATGTGTTAATAGCAAGCTAACGCAGAGGCAGAGCCGACGCGCCAACCGCCCTAGTGGGGCAACAATAGTCCAGAGGACAAACTTATGAGCGAAGAAAGAATAGCAGAGTTAGAAGCAACCATCGAAGCGCTGGCCGCTAAGAATAATCAGTTGCTAGGTGAAGTGAAAGTAGCAAAGGCGAAAGCCAAAGGTGCCGACATAGACCCTGCCGAATACGCAGCATTGCAAAACGAAAACGATGCGCTGAAATCGGAACTAACCAAGACCACAAAGGAAAGTGCCAAAGCGATTGAGACTTTGCAAGCAAGCCTGACAGAAAAAGATGGCGCGTTGCAATCCTACCTAATCGACAATGGGCTAAACGATGCGATGCTGAAGGCGGGTATTAAGCCAGAATTTATGTCGGCTGCAAAGGCGATGTTAAAGGCGAATACCAAGGTGACAGCGGAAAATGGTCAATACTCTGCGCTTATGGGTGACAAACCGTTGCTTGATGCGATTACTGAATGGGCCGCTAGTGATGAAGGTAAACACTTCGTTTCTGCTCCCGCTAATTCTGGTGGTGGAGCCACTGGCGGAAATGGTAATGGCGCACCTATTGCACCAAAGGGCAACCTTGGCGGCGATAAAGGGCAGCGGGTCAACGCAATTAAAAATATGTTCCCTGACCTACAATAAGGATTTTAAGTTATGTCACTTTCGCAAATGAAGGTATTCAACGAATACGTAATGCCAGCGACCATCGAAACGCTGTCGCAGATGGTTGATAAGTTTAACGGTGCATCAAACGGCGCAATCCGTCTGACCACCACTGGTTTTGATGGCGACTTCTATCAGGAAAGCTTCTTTGCTGCTATCCACTCGGCACAGCGCCGTGTAGACCGCTATGCTTCGCAAGCATCTGCTACGCCAACTGACCTGACCCAGCTGCAAATCAGCGGTGTTAAGGTTGCTGGTGGCTTTGGTCCAATCCGCTTTGAGCCTTCGCAGCTTACTTGGTTGCAGAAGCCAACGTCGGAAGGCATTGAAGTTGCATCGCGTAACTTTGCTGAAGCACTGATGGCTGACCAACTGAACACTGCAATCGCTGCTCTTGTTGCTGCAATCGGCAACCAAGGTGCTGACACGACTGTAGACGTTTCGGCTACCGACGCAATCAGCTATGGCACGATGAACAGCGCAAACGCTTTGTTTGGCGACCACTCGTCAAGCATCGTTGCTAACGTCATCAACGGCGCGACCTACCACAAGCTTATCGGTCAGAACTTGACCAATGGCGCACAGCTGTTCGTTGCACAGAACGTGCAGGTTGTGGACATCCTTGGCCGTCCCATCATCGTAACTGACGCTCCTGCGTTGTTCGCTGCTGGCACTCCAAACAAAGCCCGTGCGCTTGGCTTGGCTGATGGTGCTGCTGTTGTCTATGATGGCGGTGACGTTATTAGCAACATCGAAACCAGCAACGGTCAGACCCGTATCGAAACCACG